TAATTAATAATGCTTTTAAAGTATCAATTCCACACAAATTGATGCAGTTACAAATCTAATAAATAATTATCAAACCATAACACAAAATCATCAAAAGTTTTAACTATAATGTATATTCCCATTGATTTTTCTATTGCATTCTGGTATTGCTTTTGAGCTGATGATTGTACATCTTTTGCCCATTTAATCTCAATCTTAACAGAACGACCTTTTATTGTTGCCGATATATCAGCTGTTCCTGCGGTGCTTGTTCCTTTAGTCCATGTTCCGCTGCCTATTGTACGAACTCTACCTATTACGTCGGTTACTTGCTTTGTGTTATCTCGGTACTGTCCTTGTGAAGTTATGCGTTCTGCCTGGCAGTTGTTTAACGTTAAGAAATCAATAACCAAACGAGTTAAATCATTTGCTCCTGTTTCTTTTAACTTGGGTGCAGGAACAGCGTATTCACGTCCTATAAACGATGGATAACGTTGTAGCTTATCTTTAAGATATAAATCTGTAAAGCGTTGTTTATTTACTTTGTTCATACTATTTGTATTCTTTATCAAAAATATAATAAAATTTATTTTGCATCGTTTGAAAAAAATTACTTTGACTTACTGTTTTATTCTCATAAAACTTTTGTAGAACTGGTAATAATAGCTCTTGTAATTCTCTTGCCTTATCTTGTATTTGCTTTGTTTGTTTTGTAGGTGTCATTACTGGCTCATCAATTTCTTGAACCAGTAAATCAACCAAGACAAAAACTCTTGCTAATTTTTTTTGCATTAGAATAAAGTTAAGGAACTGTTTTTTTCTTCTACAAAGTCTTTATGATTTTTAGAATTTAAAGCAAAGTAACTTTCTTTTAATTCAATCGATATTGATTTTCTATTCATTTTAATAGCACAACAACCTTCTGATCCTATTCCTCCAAAAGGACTAAAAACTGTATCTCCTTCATTTGAATATAAATGTAATATCCTTTCAATAGTATCTAACTGTAAAGGGCATATATGTTTTTCATCATTACCATCACGCCCTGACCTATATTGTAACGTACGTGAATAATCTATATCATACCAAACTGGTGAAGCATATTTTTGCCATAAATCAACTGGCAAATAATCTGATTTTGAACTATCCCTATCCTGATGAGTAATTGGAGTTTGGTTTTCTCCATCATTTCTAAAAAACAAAACATAATCAGGAATACCAACTCTTGACATTACGCTATCTTTTTTTATAGTTTTATGAAGTAATCCTAATGCTTTTGTTCTTTGCATTTCTGTTACTGGGTTTTTCCAAAGTGTAACTTTTGAATGATAAATAAATCCTTCTTCTTGAAACCATTTTATAAGCATTCCGCTAAAATCACGCAATCCAATGTATCCCTCTTTGCCTTTTTGTATTGGTAAGTCCATACAATGAATACCACAAATACGACCGCTTTTAAGAACTCTTTTTAGTTCAGGTATAAGATATTTAAAGTGTTGTTCAAATTGTTGGTAATTGGTAACATTTCCCATATCTTCTTCTTTATCTGAATAAACATATAATTCTGCAAAAGGAGGAGAAAATACAATTACATCTGCACAATTATCAGGCAGTTTTTTTGTTTCTTGTACACAATCTCCATTTATTAAATGATAATTTTCTGTTTTAATTTCTTTGTTCATAATTTTTACTTTTGATTTTGCTGTTTTATAATTTGTTTCTGCTGAATATAATGCCATTTCTCTAATTCTTTCAAAGTGTTGTTTTTCTTTATCTAAAATAGTTTTTCTAACGTTAGTTTGACTTTCAGGTATAAGAATATGTACTTTTACTTTTTTCTTTTGACCAAAGCGATAACAACGTCTAACAGCTTGATAAAATGCTTCAAACTTAAAATCATAACTCATAAAAATCATATCACTACATTGCTGGTAATTCATTCCAAATGAAGCTATAGATGTTTTAGTAATTAGATTTTTAAATTCATTATCAGAAAAACCATTTAAATATTTTGCTTTGTATTCAGGATCGTCAGAACCCTGAACATTAATAGAATTATCTAACAACTTTGAAAGTGTATCAGTTTCACTATTTTTTAATCCCCAAATGATACATTGGTTTTCTATATTATTTACAAGTTCTAAAGTTTTATTAATTCTTAAATCAAAGCTTCGGTTTAAATCTTTATGAAGTTCAGTAGCAGAAACAGCCACATCTCCAAATAATGTTTCGCTTAAATTTTCAACTGGTATAATATGCTCAATATATTCTATTTCCGGAAGCGTATAACCATCTCCATTAAAACCCAAAGTAATTGGATTATCAATCGCTATACTCCAGCTTGATACATATTTCCAAAAAGAATCTTTAGCATGTTTTCTTAATCTCCATTTTGAAGTTTCTCCTCCATCGTGAACAAAAAACATAGCCAACATTTCTAAATAACTCATTCCTCCTAAAAATTCAGAATGCTGCCCTAATTCCATATGGTCATTAGGGCTTGGTGTAGCAGTGCAACAAAGTTTATAAGGCGTTGATTTAAACAGTTCTAAAATTAAAGATGAAGTTTTACCATCTCTACCTTTTAAAATAGAACTTTCATCAAGTACAACTCCAGAATAAATAGAAACATCAATATTTTTTAACTGGTCATAATTAGTAATATCAAAATGCTTACTATCAATCCCAAACTTATCGGCTTCTTTTTTTGTTTGTTCTATAATTGCTAATGGAGCAAGTATTAAAACTTTTCTTTTTGTCTTAATAGATACTTGCTTAGCCCATTCTAATTGGCAAAATGTTTTTCCTAATCCGCAATCAAAAAATAAAGCAAATTTGCCTTTAAAAAGCGATGTTTTTACTCCAAATTTTTGAAAATCTTTTAATAAAGGATTTAGTTTATTTTCAGAAATATCAAAACCACTTTCGATAAATGATTTTTTTTTACTTTCTAAAAAATTTTTATAATTATTCATATATTAGTTTTTATAAGGTTGTTAATGTTTCTAAAATGGCAAATCATCGTGAACTTCTCCAAAGGAAGTCGTAACTATTTCAGGTTGATGAACAACTACATCGTTTACATTCCAAACGGTTGTAAATCCCTCGCCAACATAAACAGTATCTGCTTTTGCTTCACGTTGCTCTTTTGTTTGGACAACACAAGCGAAATGCGTTTTATCAATTCTGTACTTGTCAGATGTAAATATAGTTTTAGGTTCTTTAACCTCAACTAATTTAAACTTTACCTCTTGGACTTCTACATCTTGACCGTCTTTGTTTTTGTAGTTACGCTTTGTAACTAAATTCCTTAACGCCTGTGCGTTTAATGTAACTTGAATTTCTGCCATAGTTTCTAATATTTAATTGTTGTTATAAATTCTCTTACTTCTATTACTTTTTTTTGTAACTGCTCAATAACTTCTGCATTGTAATCAATATCAAAATGCTTAATTCTATATTTAGCATCCATATCATCGTAGTTGTGCTTTTCTTCATACGTTAATTCATCAGGTGTATTTAACAACACATAAACTAAAGTAGCTTTCTTACATCCTGTAAGGTGCATATAAACCTGTAGCTGATAGTAATAATCTTTTGTAGGTATATCATTATCAAACAAAGGAAAAGTATAACAATCCCAACTGCATTTAGTATCGTAAACAACTCCATCAACAATTAAATCAGGAGTGCCACAAAAGAAATCATCTTCAAAGAATTTTTCATTCTTAATAGCAAATGATAAATCTAACAATTCAATCGTCTTATCAATAGCTTCATCCTCTAACCATAAACCTTTAGTTAAATATTTATTATTTATGTTTTTACGAAATCCATAAATTTGCTCTTTTAACCATTCATAAACATAAGTCTTTGTTGTTTCTGATAATGTTTCTGATTTACTTCTAGGTGCAGTCATAAGTTTACCCGAAGCACTTGCTCTAATTTTAAATAAGTTGCTTTGCGTTTTCATCTGATAAGTTGTATTTAGTTCGTATTTGTTCAATTGTATAGTTTCCTGTTTGCACAGCTTGTTTTACCTTATCCCAATTAGGATGCTCTGGAGTTAGTTCAATCAGCGTTAAATCTAATTCGTAGTTGATTAAATCCTTACGGTTTAAGTCTGCACCGAATAGTTTACCAAACATATCACAAGCGTCTTTGATAGCTATTGTTTTAGCAACAGGAAAAGCCATAGATAACGCTCCGTTGTTTATATTTGCTAAATCAGCTGGAGATGTTCCTTTAGATGTTTGCAGTTGACTTGCACCGATGCCATCGTGAAACAACCAAGTATTATCAATCGGATGCAGGTAGTGAACTCTTACAGTTACCCAAACACCATTAAACGATTGACCTTGTCCTGTAATTTCAATCTTATAAGTTTTAAATATAGTCTTTAATAAAAACTCAATTCTTTCAATAGGCAGGTATTTATAACCTCTAATAAAAGGGTGTTCTTTTACCCATTCCTGTTTAGG